CGTCCACTCGAGCTGCCGCCAGAGCGTCTTCGCGAACTTCGAGGGGATCGAGGCGTAGCCGTTCGACAACGCCATCCGGCCTGCCCAGTGCAGCTCGGCCTTGCGGTTCAGGAACTTGGCATCCGACCCGAGGAGCCAGGTCCAGTCCCCTTCGCACGGGCCGCCGAAGTCGATGGCGTTGACGGGCAGACCAGCCTCGCGCAGCCGGTCCACGACACCGGCGCCGATGCCCGCGACATCCACCGAGACGTTCTGCCCCGGGACGTTGTGGCGACGGGCGAGCTCGAGGGTGCGCTGGGCCGTCTCCATGAGGTCGCGGCTGTCCCAGGCCTCGACCGCCTCCACCACGCCGTCGATCGTGACCACGGCGACGGACTGGTCGCCACCTCCTCGAGCGACATCCAACCCGAGGTAGGCTCCGGGCGACTCGGTCGGCTTCGAGGTCGCGGCCTTCTCGAGCAGCCAGCGCGGGATGAGCTGGAAGTCGCTGCCCTCCTCGGGGAACTTGCCCAGCACGCGCACCACGTACTGCGCGGAGTCCTCACCCCAGTACTCGCCCTGCTCCGCGATCCAGTCGCGGTCCATGATGTGGGGCGGCACGTCGTGGGCCGAGATGCTGAACCGCTCCCAGGGGCCGCGCTGGTGGCTCTCGTAGAACGCGCCCTGGGCGCGGTTGCCGTTGCCGATCAGGAGGACGTAGCAGTTCGGCGAGGTCAGATAGCCGCGCATGGCGTCGAAGATCGGATCGTCCACGCCCGAGGCTTCGTCCACGATCACGAGCAGGCCACCGTCCTCGCCGGGCACCGTGCCCGAGGCGTGATAGCCCTGGAACCGCTCCTCGCGGTCCGTCGAGAGGCCGGTGGCGTACCAGCTCGAGGCGATCTCGAGGCGATGCGAGAGCACCTCCCCGAGCAGCGGCGTCGAGCTCAAGTGGAACGCCGAGCGCACCTCCCGCCAGAGCAGGCCCACCTGATGCCAGGTCGGGGCGGTCGTGACCACGACGGCGTTGCGCCTCGTCTGGACGAACCAGAGCAGCAGGCGGGCCGCCACGGCGGTCTTGCCCGCGCCGTTGCAGGACACGACTGAGACGCGCTGCCGCTCGACGAGCGCCTGGGCGATGTCGCGCTGCTTGGCCCACGGCGACCAGCCGAGCACCTCGTCCATGAAGGCGGCGGGCCGGTCGCGGTAGGCCGCGTGCGGCAGGTCGGTGCTCGAATCAGCCGCCAGCCGCGATTCGCGAAGCGCCAGAGCCTCCGCCCATGACCTCTGCGTCAATCCGCTCGACCAATCGCCGGGCATTGTCGGGAGCCTCCTCCAAAATGATATCGACGATGCGCCCCATGATGACCACGAGATCGCGGGCGTTGATGACTTGGGCAGCGTGCAGGCGCACGCCCCAGGCCTTCTCCTGACGCACTGCCATTCGGTCGGCAGCATCGGCCAGGGCAGCGAGCGCCTCGTCCTCGGCTACTCCAGCCTCGAGGAGAGTGGCGAGCTGCTCGAGCGGCTGATCTCGAGCATCAGGCTTGGCGGACTGGGCCTGCTTGCACAGATCGAGCGCCCTCAAACGCATCTGGGGCGTATCCGCCTCCGAGGCTCGCTCTGCTGCCCGCTGCACATGGAGCTCGAGCAGGGCTAGGGTCTCGCGCAAGTCCAGGAGGCTCTCCCCTGAGTCGAGGGCCTGCTCATAGGCTTCCCGCAGCCTCCCTAGCCGCTTGCTGTAACGCCCGTGAACGATGGGCCGACCGCCACCCGCGCCGTGATAGCGGCAGACGTTGTAGCCGGGCTCCTTCTTTCTTCCGCAGCGTACCGGCAAGCCATCCTCGGACTTGTTCTTGCTTTTGGCTCGGCAGCGGTCGGGCTCGTCGCCATCCTCAAAGGTGGCGGTGGACTTCGGCTGGCGGATGTTCGGTCGCCTCGGCGGTTTAGCCTCGCTCATGAGGTACTTCGGCGCTTCCGCGCCTCGTCGTAGAAGGGCCGGATCATGCGCCAGAGCGCGACGGAGAACAGCGCCCCGGTGGCGATGATGCCCGCCAGGACGCCGAGGGTGAACGAGACGTAGTCCATCAGGAGTTCGAGACGGCCTGCTCGACGAGGGCTCGGAGCAACGCCGAGGTGGAGGTGTCGGAGGAGTCGGCCAGCTCGCGGAACTCACGGGCGAGGGCTTGAGGAATCCGAGTCGAGAAGATCGCCATCGGGCCATCAGGACGAGGCGGTCGGCCTCGACGGACGCCCGTGATCGGGCGCTTGGCGGCTTCGATGTCCGCCGGATGAGGCGACTTGCTCGCCTTGGACTTCTTGGACTTCGGCATGACTGCACTCTAGCAGGCGTCAACGGAAACGCGAAAGGAAACGACGGACCGCCCCCGCCCAGCCGAAGGCCAGGGCGAGGGCGGCGACGAGGATGACGAGGAACTCGGGCATCATCCGAACAGTGACGCCTGGCGCATCTCCTGTTCCACCAGAGCGAGGTTGCGTGAGGCCTGCTGGTAGTAGGTTGGCTTGAGCTCGACTCCGAGGAACTTCCTACCGAGGGGGACGCTGGCATAGCCTTCGCTCCCGATGCCCGCGAACGGGGAGAGGACGGTATCGCCCTCGTTTGACCAGAGAACGCAGCAGCGCCGAATCAGGTCGAGAGAGAGCGGGCAAACGTGCTTTTCGTCTTGCGCGTCTCGAGCGGCCTTCACATTCAGGACGTCCATGTGATTCACGTCCATCCAGACCGGAGAAGCCCATTCCTGCCATTGACTGAGCGGGAAGCTCTCTTTCGTGTGACCGACCGGGCGAACATCGAGCGCCTCGAGTTCATCATCGGCCCAACGACGGAACAGGAGGACATACTCCGGCATCCCGACTCGGCTGAATGACGAGTCCTTGCGGAGTTGCTTGTAAAGGAGTCCGTGGTTCTTCGTCTTGCGCTGCTCCTCGACGGGCGACTTCCAAACGGTGACTCGGCAGTGATACTGGAATCCGGCCTGCTCCATGACTTGCACCAGCTCGCCGGGAAGGTCGTACATTCCAGCGCGACCGTGCGCCCCCTTGTAGCGGATGATGTCCTTGCAGTGGACCGCGCAGAGTCGCCCAGGCCGCAAGACCCGGTATAGCTCGGGAGCAAGGTAGCGGTAGTGCTCGAGGAAGTCGTCCTCGTCCTCGCTGTTGCCCATGTCCCTCGCGCTGTCCGAGTACATATAGATATTGGCGAAGGGTGGCGAGAACACTTGAAGGTCTACCGACTTGTCGGGGAGCTGGCGCACCACCTCCACGCAGTCGCCGTTGTAGAGCGTCCAGTTGTCGCCGTGTGCTGAATCCAGGCAGTCGATCATCTCAGTCCTCCGTTCTAATCCAGTGCGGCAGTCTGCCGCGATGCGTTGCGATGTAGTCCGCCTGCTTGACGGCCTCCTTTTGCGCTCGCCGACTTGCGGCGAACATCTCCACCTTCATCGCCTCGTGGGAATCGCCCTTCGAGGAGAGCACCGACCAGACCGAGTACTCGGTTGAGGCCAGCACGATGAAGGCTTCCACGGGACGCAACTGGCCGAAGCGCCAGAATCGGCGGATGGCCTGGTAGAGCATCTCGTAGGAGTAACCGGGGCCGTTGAACACGGTCCTGGCGCAGTGCTGCCAGTTCATCCCGAATCCGGCGATCTTTGGCTTGGTCAGAAGGACGCGAAAGTCGCCATGCGAGAAGCCGAGTAGCAGCTCGGCCTTCTTGTCGGGCGTCATCGACCCCTTCACCTCGACGGCTTCGGGGACCTCCTCAAGGACCGCCTGCGCGTCGTAGTCGGTTTCGACCCAGATGACGAAGGATTCCTCGGGCTCGCGGTTGACGATCTCTGCCGTGACTCGGGCTCGATCTTTTGCGGTCAGTCGTCGCTCTCGATGCAGCCCAGTCGCGGAGAGGTCGGCCATGCGGAAGAGCGAATCGCCAGCGTTCTCGGTCATCGAGACGTCCACGCTTACTCGACGCTGGATCAGCTCCGGGAGTTGATAGCCGTCGTCGCTGTATTCGCCCAGGTCGCTCGGCTTGCCAACGCAACGAGCCCACGAGGCGACCCACTCCCAGAAGGACTTGACCGCGTGCTTCTTGAGCCGATACGAGCACATCTCGCTCTGGTCGTTGACGAACCATCGCGCGATCATCGTGCCGCTGGACATGACTCCGAGGAACTCCGCGTGGTTCCCGAGCTCGAGGTAATCGTTCGGCGCTGGCGTGGCGGTGCAGGCGAGTCGATAAGGAGTCTCGGAGAACGCCTCGAGCAAGTAGTTCTTCAGCTTGCCCGTGTAGCTCTTGAGGATACTGGACTCGTCGAGAACGACGCCCGAGAAGTCGGCAGGGTTGAACAGATGAACCCTCTCGTAGTTTGTGACCACAATCGGGACGCCCGCAGCATCCTCGGGCGTTCGACACTGAACGACGCCTTCGATCTCGACCCGCCGGGCTTCTTCCACCGTCTGCGCTCCAACGGCAAGCGGCGCAAGAATCAAAACGGGCCGATCGGTGTGGCGATTCACCTGCCTTGCCCATTCGAGCTGCTGGCGAGTCTTGCCTAGGCCAGTGTCCTCGAACAGCGCGGCGCGGCCTAGACGGCAAGCCCAAGCAACGCATTCACGCTGCCACGGCCAGAGATGCTCGCCCATCGGGACCGCATCAAACCCGTATTCGCTCGCTCGACGCTCTCGAGTAGCCAGGAAATCGTCGTAGTTCTTCATGGCACTACGGCAGCTCGGGGACCAAGCCTTCGAGGGCCTCGGCGATGACCTCGAGTTCCTCGATGCGCGCGCTGTAGGCGAGCAGCAAGTTGTAGCCATAGACGGGATCGGTGCGACGGAGCGAGATTCGGACGAGGGCCGCCTCGTAGCCGAGGCGACCGACGACGAAGCCGTCCCAAGCCGAGCATCGGCCTTTCTTGCGAGCCGCTTGGATGGCGACGAGTCCGTCGCGGAGCGCTTCGGCGATGATCGGGATGAGGTCTTCTCGACCCTCGAAGTCGTTGAACGTGATTCCGTTGATGGTGGTGGAGGTCGTCATGCCAGTCGGTTGGGTTGGGGTTAGAAGAGGAAGGTGGTGGCGAGGAGGATCGCCACGAAGGCGATCTCGTAGAGGTCGTTGCGGGTGAGGTTCATCGGTCGCCGAAGATGTCGTCGTAGTAGAACTGGCGGAGCTTGGAGTCGTCGAGCTGCTGCCGAACATCGGCAGCCGCCTCCGGATCGTCGGCCTCGAGGCTCATCCGGACGTACTCCTCCGCGCACGATTCGCACAGAGGGTCCGCGCTGGAGGAGGACCGCTCGGTGAGCGCGAAGACGTCATCGCGAATCTCCAGCTCCTTGTTGCACCACCAGCAGCGGGTCATGGGGCCGCCGTAAGACTCGGCGCGATACCGCGACCGGAGCACCTCGTCGATGTCGTGATCGTGGTCGGTCATTGGGGAGCCCCCATGTGCAGGATGTCGAAGCGAGCGCACATCGCCACGAAGGCTTCGGATTCGGAGTAGGTGGCGTTCTTTCGGGCGATCCAGACGACTCCGGCGGCGGTCGTGCCGACGTAGAGACCTCCGGCGTGGCGTTGACCTCGGCGAAGGGTCGAGGTGCTGATTCTGGCGTTGTTCTTCATGGCAGTCGGTTGGGCTGGTGAGACTGGGGTGGGGTTGGGCGGCGTCGAGCTAGGCGCGGAAGATGCCGACCTCGGCGAAGAGGCGACCGGCGACGTTCTTGAAAGCGTCGTGCGCCCAAGTGATCGAAACCTTGGCGAATCCGCCTTCGAGCTCGTGGACCCGGGCGCTCAGGGACGGCTCGGGCTGGCAGCCGAAGCTAACTTGATTCATCCAGCCGTAGCCATTGGCGCGCTCGGCGACGAGGGTGGCGGTGGCGAGGTCGGTGACGGTCGAGTAGATGAAGTTCATGGCAGTCGGTTGGGTTGGGGTTGGCTTCGTGCCGGGGCGTCCTTGCCTCGACAGGTGTAGTATCGACGCCAGACCCCTTTCCGTCCACCGAAAATCGGGGATTCTCGCCAGCCGGGAGCAAGCCGCCACAAGTCCTTTAGATTCCGGTACTTATGACGCCCAGGTGACGGAATACGCCCCTACTCGTCGCCGTCTCGGCCCCGGTAGAAGGTGAACCGGGCCTTCCCGGCGTTCGTCCAGGCCACCTCGACCTCGATCCCAGCCTCCTCCAAGAAGCCCAGCCCGTCGAGAATGCGAGCCTCGAGCTGGCCCGCCCGAAGGTCCACGGCGAGGGCGCGAGGACCGTTCAAGTGGCGAGCCGCCGTCCTGACGAGGCGGGCGAGCTGGGGCGCGGTGATGGGTCCGAGGGCCTCATCGCCGCGCTCAACGTCACCCCGGTACTTGCCCTCGATCGCCATGCGCTCAGGCGACGCGGGGTAGGGAGGTTCGGCGATCTCACCGCAGTACGAGAGCGCGTAACGCAGAGCGGACACCGCGAGCTCCTCGCGCACAAGGGAGTCGAGCGAGTACTGCCCGAGGCCCTCGAGCGCCGAGCGCCAGACGGGGGCAAGCGTCGTGCAGAGGTCGGCCTGGAGGTCGAGGTCGTGACCGGCGACCCAGGCGAGGTACATCGCCCGGAGGTAGGCCGAGAGCCTGCCGATCCGAGTGCGGTGAAACAGGGCCTCGATCTCCGCTCCGAGGTGCTCGCCGTGTTCTCGATCGAGTTCGAGGGCTCGAGCGCACCGACGGAACGACTCCGACCAGTACCGATCGCGAAGCGCGAGGACGCGCTCGAAGAGTCGGCTGTTCGCGGCGGGCGAGTCGGGCGAGCGCCGCGAGGAGTCGCACCGCAGCACCATCATCCGCGAGGCCAGCTCCGACTTCCCCGAGTGGATCGGCTCGATGCCGTTCATCAGCAGCGCACCGCAGACTCGCTCGATGACCGTGCCCGTGTCGCTGTTCTGGCGGCGCTTCTCTCGAGCGCCGAGGCTCGTCGCCTGGAGCAGAGTGCCGAGGAACGCCGGCGTCACGTCGTCGGCCTCGCGGTTGTCGTCGATGGTCAACATCTCCGACGCCATCCGCGACACGAGCGCGGCGGCGGTGGGGACGCTGGACGCCTTGCGCCCGTTGACCAGCATGGACACCGCGTCCACCACGCGGGTCTTGCCCGAGCTCGAGCCGCCCTCGATGCGGAGGATCGGGACGGTGCCGATCCGCCGGAGGATCGGCAGGCAGGCGATCCAGTAGAGCAGGACCATCGCCTCGGGCTCCGACAGCGAGGTCCACCGGAACGCCGCGATGGCTTCCGAGATCCCGTCGCCCGCTTCCTGGTAACGGATCGGCGACCAGTCACGCCCGGACACGGCGGGCACCTTGACCTCGGCCATGCGAGTACGGGTCAACTCGCCGGGCTCGATCTTCACGAGCGTCCCGGCGCTGCCGCCGGTCGGGAACCAGA